CGTAATAGTAAAATCAGTTCCCACCGCTGCTTGGTTATCATCTAAATCATGATCAAGTGCTATCTGGCTAATATTAGAAGCTACAGCAGCTGTTGCATAACCTTGAAAAACTGAAGCGGCTGCTACAGCAGTCATTTGAACATCCAAACCTCCAATCATTAGTTGACCCGTTGAATCTGTTTTGTCTGAACATTTAATTGTAATAGCAGTGTTAGCGTGATCTGACACCATTGCAAATCTCGCATTCCAGCCTATCTCTATATCAGCATCTGCAGGCAATGTAATAGCCAAGGCAGTATTAGTATCAAGCAAAAATAATTTGTTTGAATCACTAGCTAGACATTGATAAGTAGCGTCATTTGCATCTAATACGTGTGTGTTTTGTCTTGTGTTAAAAAATACTCTTCCCATTTTTTAAAAATTTATTTAGTTAATTTATAGTTACCGGGTTGTAAGTAACTTGTAGACTATCTACTTTAATAGATATTACACGTTTTTTTAGAATAGTAACTATTCTACTAGTACTATGTCCCTCATGCGTATAACCCTATACATCTCATTATTGTAAGCGATATCATGTCCAGCAACTCCGTCATAGTATATAACATCTCCTTTTGTTACTATTTCCACCATGTTACCAACTGAAACTATATTAGCTTTTCTATATCTATTTGTCTCGTCTGTTTCATCTGTTAAGATTAAACCTCCAACTTTTTTAGGTCCTTCTTTAGGTTTGTCTACTATGACGTAATCGTTAATCGCTTGCATTCTCTATTCTTATGTTTGAAATTACACAATCTGCTGACATTACAGTTAAAGCTACACTCACAGCATTTTTAAGTGCGGATTTGGTCACAAGGACTGGATCGATGATACCTTCATCTATCATCTTAACGAATGTACCATTTACTACATTACAACCATAACCTTCTTTCATGGCCATGCTAAGATTAAGTCCAGCGTTATCCATTATAACTTTATATGGAGCAGTTAAAGCGTTTAACAATACCTTACCAGCATCGCTGGTCGAAATTTTTTGCTTAGCATTAAGAAGAGCAATCCCGCCACCCGGGACGATACCCTCCTTCAGAGCGGCTTTCGTAGCGTAGATTGCATCTTCAACTCTATCTTTCTTTTCTTTTAATTCAACTTTAGAACCAGCACCAACCTTTATAACACCAACACTACCAGATAACATTGCTAATCTATCTTCTAGTTTCTTTTTTATAAAACCATTCTTTTCTTCTGCTAGCTTTTTATTCAATTCATCAATCCTTCCTTCAATACCATCAGTCATACCTTCTAGTGTTAGTACAGTATTTTTATCATTAGTTACCGCGAACTCAGCTTCACCTAAGTGCTCTGGTTTCATAAGATCTAAATCATCACCTAGTTCTTCATTCATTACTGTCGCTCCAGTTAGTATAGCTAAATCCTCTATAGCGTCAGCTCTAGTTGGTCCAAAACCAGGAGGATCTATTATATTAATCTTTATATTACCTTTAACTTTATTCATTAAAAGCGCCGACTTTACTTGTTGTGCAACTGGTGCTACTATTAGTAAAGATCGGTTGGATTTTATAACATGTTCTAGTATAGATTGTATCTTACGTATATTGGGAATATCAGAAGCTATTATAAGGACATACGGG